TAAATAAACTTGTACGTGTGATAAATATTGTGCCTCGTCTGCTTGAATTTGATCGGCCCCCATTACGTGACGAGCAGTGAACGAATTTGCTGTATGACTATACCAGCCTGTATCAATACTTAGGTAACCATCTTGTCCATATCCTCCTCCGGCCCAAGGACGGTAAGTATATGTTTGATGACCACTCCAAGGAGCAATTACTCCTGAATCTTGAACACTAATTCCAGGTTCTTGATTGTATTGTTTAATAAATCTTAATTTTTCGGTTTCACCTCCAGATGAATTCATTGTAAATAACTGGTTAGTTTCGTTATCTAATGAATCTACTAAATGCCAAAATACTTTATAACGTACTTCGGTATGAACCGGTAGACTAGTTAATGTTAAAGTATAAGTAGCAGGACCCGTAGTCCAACCGTGTGCATTTACTTTACCTAATCCACCAAATTGGTTCATAGTGTAGGTTGTTGAATTATTCCAGTTAGCTACGTAAGGTGCAGCATTATTTCCTTCTGAATAAGCATATACAAATCTCTGCTGTGTTGCGTTGTAGTTTTGTAATACTTCGGATGCTGTTAATGCTCGATTGTATATTTGAGTGTTGGCAATATAACCATTAAAGCATTGGGAGGTAGCGTGTTGAGAAGTTCCTATAAATAAATTAGGATCGTAATTTATATTAGCTGTAAATCCCATAGCAGTTTGATAAACCCCATTTACATAAAAATCTATTTGATTACCATTTCTGACAAAGCCTAAATGGTTCCACTGTCCTAAAGGAGGATTAAAACTAAATTTACCCCAGTAGGCATAACCGCCGCCGGCGAATATAGTAATTCCGTCATATTCGTACCTAATTAATATTCCTGCATAATAATACCCGTTTTCATATATTGTTCCATATTGAGGTTTACCTTGTAGATTTACCCATACGTTATACGAAAAATTACCGGTTCCATTAGCTAATAATCCAGTATTAGGGACTGTTATATAATCGTTAGTTCCATCAAAAAGTAAAATTCCTTTGTAGTTTGAACTATACCCTACACCGTTTATTAAAGTACCATTTCGATTTCCTCCGCTTATATCAGTCCACGTTGTTCCACTCCCTGGGTAAGATCTAGGGTTAGCAGCATCTAAAGCAAGGACTAGTCCATTAAGAACTATATTAGGGGAGTTAAAAAACGCCATTATTTTTTGTCTTTATTGATCGGAAACATTTTATT